ATTAAAGGCTTCAATCACAAACTCATATGTACCTAATTCTTTAAAATCTTTCTGTAATATAGTGAATGACCATTCCTTATTAGATACTTCTACTAATTCATTTTGTAATATTGCCATATACTCATACGTTGTATTTTCGTCAATTTCTCTTGCTGCCCTTAAAAGACTAACAACACCTTTTATATTGTCATTAATTTCTTCATAATAATTTTTGTAGTAGTTTATGTAGTCTGACACTAAAAAATCATTAGAATATCTCTTCAAATTAGCATCATTTTCAAAAAAATCTTTGAAACATTCTCGAATTGATTTTGCGATGTCATCATGAGATAATCCAGCTGAAATTAATTCATTTAATTTCGAATCTTCCATTTCTTGTACTATATCCTCATAAACCATATTAATCACCTTCTTATGATTTTTATCGTAGCCCCACCCAATTACAACTTCAACTTGTTTCACAAATCAGATAACTTATTATACCATGTCAATTTCAAAACTACCAGTACCCTAATACAAAATTTACACTCTGTACATAAAGAAAACACCCTGCATTTCTGCAAGGTGCAATTAGTATTCTATAATTTGTTATCTCTGTAAGTCTATCGTCATTCCAGACTTGAATTGAAATACAAATTTGTCATCATATGCTGTAATCTTTTCAATCAATCGAATCACTAGCTGTTCATCATATTCTTCAATCCTTGTGGTCTGCTGTTCCAAGAATTCTCGCATTTCTTGAATTCGTGTCTTTAGCCCTTCACGTTCTGAATCTTCTACTGATAGGCTCTGCTTTTTATCCCTTAATCGTTCAATCTCAACGGCAATATCCTCGTAGTCTTGATTGGCATTTACCCTTTGAAGCAGCTGTTCTTGCAGTTTTACAAGTTCTGCGTCAATCTCCTCATAGACCGATTCAGATTGTTCCATGAAGGTTTCTTCTACACTTTGTTTTAACTTCTCCAGCATATCTTCTCTTCCACCAAGGGTTTTATTGATGGCTCTGACAACTGAATTGTGTATTTCTCTCTCGGTTATTGCATCCCCGTCACATCCTGCAGGACCCTTATTCACTCTCGTGGCACATTTCCATTTAGGATATTTCTTACCATGACTTTGCTCTGCAATTCTTCGCATCGTATCTCCACATTTGCCACAATACAATCTACTGGACAAGGCATATTTGCTACTGTAAACTCGCTTTGTCCCATCCTTATTTGTCCTAAGATTTGCTCGTCTAACCAGTTCTTCCTGCACCTGCATAAAAAGGTCACGGGGTATAATTGCCTCATGGTTATTTTCTACATAATACTGGGGAACGATACCGTTATTAGTAACTCGCTTTTTTGTAAGAACATCAACTGTATAAGTTTTTTGAAGAAGTGCATCTCCCATATATTTTTCATTGGTCAGAATTTTTCGAACACCTTCTGGTCTCCAAGTCGGTTTATCTGCAGCCGTATGAATTCCATCTGCCATCAGTCCTCTTGCAATCTGCATCAGACTTTTTCCTTCAAGGTATTCACGGTATATTCTCTTTACTATCTCTGCTTGCTCTGGGTCGATAATTAAATGCCCGTCCTCATCCTTAGTATAGCCCAAAAACCAATTATGGTTTACCTGTACTTCTCCATTTTGGTATCTAAACTGCAATCCCAACTTTACATTCTTACTCAAAGATTCTGATTCCTGCTGTGCTAATGATGCCATTATGGTAAGCAGAACCTCTCCTTTGGAATCCATTGTATTTATGTTCTCTTTTTCAAAATATACGGGTACGTTCTTTTCCTTTAGCTGCCTGATATACTTTAAGCAATCCAGGGTATTTCTCGCAAATCGGCTGATGGACTTGGTTATTATCATATCTATTTTACCCGCCATGCACTCTTCAATCATGCGATTAAATTCTTCACGCTTTTTAGTGTTCGTACCACTTATTCCATCATCTGCGTATATCCCTGCAAATTCCCAATCAGCATTCTTTTTGATGAATTCCGTATAGTGTTCTACCTGTGCCTCATAGCTTGTAGCCTGTTCATCGCTGTCAGTACTGACACGGCAATACGCTGCGACTTTTAATCTTGGCTTGTCTTCTGTTTTGGCAAGATTACCTACACGCTTTCGTGCTGGAATTACTGTAACACTTTTTGTTCCTGCCATTCTTATCCCTCGCTTTCTATTAAACTGTAAATATATGCTGCTTGTGCATATGGATCCTTAAATTCTTTTTTTGGCATATTGAAATGAAACTCAAAGGTAAGTAGTTCTTGCTCTTTTTCCTTAATCAAATCAGTTCTGCCAAGTACCGTGGCTCTTCTTTTTCTCTCTTCCTGTACTTTTGCAAATGTACCAGCATCAATTATCTGTGGATAGTAATCTGTACCAAGATATTTTTTATTATCAAGCATTCTTCCGACTGAACCGTGACAACTATCAATCCCCGCCTCTTTAGCCGCCTCTACTAATCCTTTTCCATCGAGGTAATTGGCATAAATAACTTTCAGTTGCGTTGCCTGTTCTTCATCAATAGCAGCTCGTCCATCCACAATCTTATATCCAAATGGTATGTGTGCCATATTCTCACACCCTTTCTGTTAATTTCAATCCACACTTAAATTCAAAGCATATCTCTTCTCTTGAAGGAACCGTAATGCCATCTATATAAGTTAAAAATGTATCTTCTTCAAAATCCATAACACACTCTTGCTTATTTAAATAACTAATCAAATTCTTTACATCCTGTTCCGCTGAATAACCTGTTTCATCAACCTTAATAATGAAATCTCGTTCTCCCTGTAGTCTGGAATATTCCATAAGTAGGTCATTGTTGGTTTTGATAAACACGGAACTATCGAGATATCCTTTGGAAAGCAACTCACTGATATTTTTTCTTTGCTCGACATTTCGCTCAATCAATGGAGTAAGTTCTGAAAGCCTTGATTTATTCTTATCCTCATTCGTTGTACATATGGCAATCAATAATGGTTTCAAAACAAGGTCACTTCCATATCGCAGCTTATTCATCATTATGATAAAAGCATTCTTTATGGCATCATCCCTGATGTATTTCATAGAGCAGGCATCAGCATTATCAATGTGGTTAGCACAACACCAGGCAATATATGAGCCACTCGGTGTATAATGTTTTCTTCTCTTAAATGTGCCACCACATTCGCCACATTTTATTTTTCCTGAAAAAACATATCGTTGTTGATATTTCTTTCTGTCACCCGTGTTACCCTTTTCAAGTCCACGCTGCCTCATTGCAGCATTTGCTTTATCAAATGTCTCATGACTAATAATGGCTGTATGATGATTTTTACAGAAATACTGCTCATGTTCTCCATAATTGGTATGTCGATTAAAATTATCATCTGTGAAAGTCTTTTGAAAGAGAACATCTCCTGTATATTTTTCATTACCGATGATTCCCTTTACTGTACCAGCACTCCACTTTCCACCTCTTTTGGTTTTTACACCAACTTCATTAAGTGCTTTTGCAATAACATGAGTACTTTTCCCTACAAGAGTATCTGCAAAGATTCGTTTAACTACTTCTGCCTGTTCAGGAACAATCACCATCTCCCCACACACATTGTCATAGCCATATGGTGGATAGGATATTTTAAAGGTACCTGTTTCAAACCTCTTTTTAACGCTCCATTTGGAATTTTGTGATATGGATACCGATTCTTCTTCCGCCATGCTTGCAAGAATAGAAAGCATCAACTCACTTTCCATAGAGGATGTATTAATATCTTCCTTTTCAAAATATACGGCAATATCCAAGGTCAATAATTTCCTAACCAATTCAAGACAGTCTGTAGTATTTCTGCTGAATCTACTGATGGATTTTGTTATCACCAGATCTATTAACCCTTTTTCGCAGTCATCTACAAGATTAAGCAGACCCTCACGGGATTCTTTCTTTGTTCCAGATATACCTTCATCATAATAAAGGCCTGCATACTCCCAATCCGTATTTGATTTGATATAGTTTTCATAATGCTCCTTTTGTGCGTAAAGACTAAGCATCTGGTCATCACTTGCAGTAGAAACACGGCAGTAGGCGGCAACTCTGATTTTCTTTAACGAGGCCAATTCTGCCTGTTCGATTTTAGTTACCTTTTTCATTCATTTCACCTCACTTTCGGTATAGACATATTCCCGTAGAAGACGCTATATATCAAGTCATTTAGGGCATAATTCTGCTAAGATGGGGAGAGAAAATTTGTCGGTTTTTCTCTGTGATTTTGTTGAATTCATCCGCTGATATCAGCATCTTATCAAGCATCTTTTTTAGCATTTGCTGAGACAAAATATAGTTAAACTCCTGTTGTAATTCCTCTTCCGTAAAATTCTTATTAACCATAGCCGGACGTTCATTTCCATTCATAATCTTTGTAACCTGCATAGGTATTCCTCCAATCCGAGAATTGCTTAATTTGGATTCAATTCTCCTAAGTCACAGGCAAAGAAAATGAACGATATTTTAACCTCAGAGCAAAAAAAATAACGCCCACCAAAGGAAATCATCCTTCAGTAGGCATTATAGCTATCTTAATATTTCATTGACTCTTGCTTGAACTGTTGCGTAATCATAACCTGCTGCTGTCAGTCTTTGCTTACGTTCTGCACCATTGCCCCAGCTGCCTTGAATCACTTCTCTTGCAACTGTATCAATTGATTTAGATGTAGAAACTATTGTTGGATAAACAGCAGTTCCTGATCCATCGAATACCTTATAACCACTATTGGCGTCAGCACACTTCTTGGCATTATCAAGATTGTGATATGCACCAATCTGAGATTTGGCATCCTCCCAGGATTTACGGACACGATACCATGTTGATGTATCTGCTGATGGAGTTTGAGTAGTACCGCCAAGTGCAGCTGTAACCTTAGATGCTAAATCTCCAAGTCTTGCATATAGCCAATTACCTGGACAACTTTTATTAGCAAACCAACGATGTACTGTAATTACCATTTCATCAGATTTCGGTGTATAGTTTAGGGACTTGTCCTTATCTACAAACCACAGCAATTTTTTCTTTCCATTCCTTTTGCAAATGTCAGTGCAAAGTTTAATAAGCGAATTGTAAACTGCATCATTCATTGCATATGGTTCGGTTTTATCACTTGAGCATTCAATTGTGATAGCCCTTTGGTCATTTGCATTAGTAGAAGAACACCAAGAACGGTTCTTCTCTTCCACACATAAAGATACTCTACCATCCGTACCTATTCCATAATTGCAGCTTGCCTGTCTTGATGTACTTGTAAAACATCCACAGATGCTTTCTGCAGACAATTGTCCCACAACACAGTGTGGTGTTATTCGGTCAAGAGAATGTGTTCTTTGTCCTGAATGATTTGGACTAAGTTTAGTATATGACACTAATGTACTATTTGTGTATCCCATACTTATTCATCTCCTTTCTCGCTACGGTCATGTAGCTGTTCTAATACAACTTTCATCTTCTCTGGGATAGGCAAGCCAAGGTGTCCTGCATTCTCCAAAAGGGAAATACCTTCATTGGAAATGTAGAAAAACACTACTGCCGTTCTAAGGACACTGCCTGTCCCAATAATCTGCACATCAAGGATATTTGCAATCCCTACAAGCAGAAAAATTAGTACCTTTCTACATATACCTTTGAATCCAACCTCACTTGATAGCGTATGGTCAGAAATGGCACACATTACTCCTGTGATGTAATCAACTACCACAAAAGCTAAAAGTGCAAAGAGCAAGCCATCGCATCCTCCAAGGAAATACCCTAGCCATCCACCGATGCCTGCAAATACAAGTTGAATCGTGTTCCAGAATTCTTTCATTTTAAATTCCTCTCTTTCTATGATTTTTTGTATGAAAAAAGCAGCCAAATGAATGACTGCTATTCCACCTCTGTAATCGTGTATGTTATTTTCATAGTCTTATCTGCTGTCTTAATAACTGGAGTTCCCAAGTTATTGATGGTAGCTAGATAAGGTGTATAAAGGTACAATTCTTTATACAAAGTATAATCGCTGTATCTATAAATCCATTCCCTAACTCCGTAAGTCTTGTATCTGGTCATTTGGCCACGTCCATAAGACACATAACTTTGGTCAGCTGTATCTCGGATATAAAGCTTAGGTTCACCGTTGTAGAAATACCAACCGCTAATTACAATATCATCATCAACAATATAAGTCTGAAGATGTGAAGAAGTATATGTGAAATTTGGTACCTGCTCAATGTTTGCAATATTTGTAGTATCGATTCGATAAACTGTACTTCCCGTATAGCACATGAGCCACTTTCCACTCATGCCAATGCTTGTGAAATCTGAAATTCCACTAGGAGCTACGATTTTCCTTGTGGTACATTTATCGCCATCGATGATATCAATAAACCATTCATAGCTTACGTGGTTATAATACTCTCTGCTACCACTTGTATAACTGTAGGTCTGATTATCCCTTCTGCACAATCCATACCATTTACCATCAGCAGCATGATACAAATAATCTCTAGGATCAGTGCTTGAGCTGTAAGGTTCAATTGTTCCGTCCTTGCTTCCACCAGTATAGCTGTAGTACAAAGGGTAATGACCAAGTTCAATAACCGTCTCCTCATCCGGAGTTAAAAGTATTCTTGTTAAACTTCGATACATTAATCTTGCATGAAGGAAATCATCATTATATCTTCTTAGATATGCTTTCGTTTGATTATTAGGTGTTGTCATCTCCAACCTATAGCCTTCTTCGATAAACAGACGCTTATTATTTCTAAAGCATGAAGGTGTATATGACATCGTTCCACAAGACCAAGAACCGATTCGTACCATATAATTATTGTCATACTGCGTTCCGCTTCCAGCCAATACGTTAGAAAGGCACACAGCAGAAATAGTGCCATTTGCTTGTGAAGTCTGAAAGTCCCAAACGAAACGGAAACCATCATCAACTGCCTTACTCTCTGTAAGGTTTCTGCTGCCTCGTCTAACATCTTGAGTATTATTTGCATCATCGGATGCATAGCCAATCAAAGGATTAGTAAGTGGTGCATATAAATTATCTGGATTCTCTTCGATTTCATTCTGATAAATCAAAAGACCACCCATCAAATTCTTTTTAATCGGCATCATCCAGTTTTCACCACTTGAACCATTAAAGCTTGTATTGTTATAAAGCATTCCCATGATATTGGTATTAAAAATGTCCATCACGGCGTTGGTTACAAGGTTTGTATCCTCATAGACCTCTTTCTCACCGGTATGGACATTTGTAAGTTCTATTACTGTTTTTCCTTTTAGCATTCTTATTCCTCCACATTCAAGTAATCTGTAGTGATGGATTTTAAGTAGCCATCCTCACCACTCACAACAAAACGGTATTTAATCTGTCCTGTTATAGCCTTCTCTGCCCAGGCATCCACGCTAATTGCCTCAAGTGCGGCTTTGGAAATTCCTGATTTATCTTCGGATAATCGTACCCAGGCATTATCAAGATACCCCCACCAACTTTCACCATCATCAAACGAAATGGCAAACAACACATTCTCATCGCAATCCGCTATGACTTTTTCAATACCAATAATGGTCGAATCACTCATATCGATATTTTCAGTAAAAAGCACCTGTGGTTTAGGAATTCCTGTGTAAGTAGCACGAAATGGTGGAAATCTATTCTCTGAGTCATGCCAATAAAGAATAGCTGGGTCTTTTAATACCGTGAGTACATTGGCATTCTCGATTTCCTGAATTCCATAGTTTTCAAACAGCTCTGCTGTAAGCTCTGTTTCTTCAAGCTTTACAAGTACGCCTTCTTCAATTGTATAAAGTGCATCTTTTGCATCAGCAAACAAATATCGTCTGTTATACGGATCCAAGAAAGTCGGTGCATGGTCTTGATAGTCATACCCTACACCTTCTGTATCCTTTGCCTTAAAAGATATAATCTTGCCACTAAAAGGAATAAATGAAATATTTCCATTTCCTGTAACAAGTGTTGAATCAGCAAGGTAACTGGCATTTGTAGGAATGGTTTCAAAGTAAACACAGATATCTCCAGTATCAAATAATATTGCCTCCCAGATCATACGGGTTGCCTCTATTCTGTTCCCGTGAACTGAGTAACCCTCCCAGCGAACACGAAGGAATTTATACATCCCCATCAAAAAACCTTCTTCTCTTCGAAGTGTCATAAGGTCGGCGTCTCTTCGTACAATTTTAAGTTGTTCTGAGTTTGAGCCAAACCCAATCCAAGAGTTACCACTTACATAAAGACTGCTAGCTATATTCCTGTTATATTTAAACCAAGAAACACCAGCAATTGTGTCAGTGCCATCGTCCTGAAGGGAATTACTTCTCGTTATCGTCATATTTGTAGTGCTTTGTAGAATATCTTCTATAGATTCATAATCAACCATAAGTCACCTCCAAATTTTCTAGTGTTTCCATCTCCTCAAGCCCAAGAGAGAACACAGCTAAACGGCCTCGTTCAATTTCCATATCTTCGCCATATAGTAATCGCTTAGTTTCAGCTTTCAAAGATATTGCATCATCCTCGAATTTTGAGAATTGTGTTACTTCAATACTCTTAGCACGAATTACCTTCATATTTACAAAAGGCTGTGTATCAAAAGGTAAAACATGAATTGTGGTTAAGCTGTCAAAGTTACCTGTAGGAATTGTAAGCTTATCCATACGTCCACGATTAATCCTTGATTCCACGCCACCTTCAATTGCATAATCTTTACGAAGTGCGAAAATATCATCATCAAGTACAAAGTTCTTATCATAGACCATCTTTTTCTTATCCTGCATTTCTACAACATCGTGAACAATTGGTGCGAATAAGCTGACCGTATCTGTAAATCCAAACAACGGCATACCTACAAGTGCAACCTTTCCAAAAGAATCTGAAATAGCGCATGGTGTTGGTTTTATAAGCTTTGTAGTTACGGCCTCTTTTAATTTCTTTACAGGCATTGCAGTCATAACAAAAGGAATCAACTCTTCACTCGCAGTAATTCGACCGTCCCATCTTTCCTGAACGCCAAGTCCCTGACCAGTAATAGTTGCCATTACATTCTGTGCAGCAATCTTTGCTGTGCCATTTGTAATAGAAAGTAAAACCTCAAAGGTATGAAGCTGGTTTGCTTCTAGTTCCAAAATCGGATAATACAGATTAAGCAGATGTTTTCCACTCTCCCAAGTTTCAACCGGATGATATTCTTCAATTTCATGGCCATCGAGCATATACTGAACTACTATTTCTGCCGAGCCTTTTTCTTCAAAGCTTAAAGGAAAAGAAATAATATGTTTGTTTTCTACTGTGTTTCCTTCCTCGTCAGTTGAACCACCTAAATCGAGAACGGTTTCTGCTTTCAAGTTATGAGTAATAGGAGAGCTTGTAATATCAATGACAGCCTCCCCATGGAACTGTGCATTGGTTTCATCACCCGATGCAAATTCCATATTGATAATAGACAGTTTTTCTTCTCTAAGTTCTAACTCTAGGGCATTCGTGTAAGTATAAATACTCAGTCTATTCTCACTGATGGAATTTATAAGCCCTGTGATATTCTTGTCGTTTTTACTCTTTGCTTCTGCTAGTCTTGGGTTCTTACCAACACACTTGATTGTCTGCTTACCGTTGATTTTCGTATTGATAGAGGTAATAGCAGAACGCTTAGTTTCATCTGCTTGACCACCTGTAAATTTTAGAACATCACCTAAGTCAAGTGCCGGATTACCAATCGTATCGGATTCAAACGGTACATACTCTACGGAAGATACAACATCCAAAAGATTATTGATGATTCTTTTTCTCGTCTCATCAAGACCAAATTGAAGAAGTGGATTGATACCAAGATTCATAGTCAAACCATCGTCTAGCTCTTTAGCATAGTATTCAGCAGTTTCTGTTTTCTTGTTTGTAGAACTAATAGCTGTATATCGTGTTACAAAATCAGAAAAGCTACTGGAAAATCTATGACGGCTATCCACCACCTGCGATTCTGTATTTCCATAGCCTTGAAGTCTTAGCTTTCCTGATCTATCGATAACAGCAAAGCAGCCAAGTGCCTGTGTAAGGTAGTGTAAAAAATCTCGCCAGGTTTCAATATCGTTCTCTTGGTAAATACCAAATAGTTCTGTGCCATTCGGTAATCTTTCTATCTCTTCCTGTGTTTGAGCAAGTTCCACATGGCAAGCTTTTGCAAGTAATGTAAGAAACTCATAAGCGGATGCACTTGATAATCCTTTATTGAAATTCTTTTCCAGATTAAGCATTGTATCATAGGCCTTTATTTCAATTGTCTTTACATGACGGTTTGCTTCAACAATATAAAAGACTCCCATAGGAACAGTTTCTAACGCTCCATTTGGAAGTACAAGATGAAAATTTATATAAACTATTGCGTCATCAAGGGTGTAGCGATCTATTTCAGAAAATAAACTAAACCCCAGTTCCGCGGAATATACAGAACCAAGTTCAATTTCTGATGTACCAGAACATTGCCTTAAAATATATCCGGAACCCTTGACAATGCTGTTATTATCAAACGCATACTCTTTTTCATTTTTCGTTTTTATGAGTCCACTCCAATAGAAATTACGGGAGGACTCTTGTATTGTATTCAAATATTCATCTGATACTGTGTACATCTAATTCCTCCCATCCTAAAATTCATTTAATGTAAAAGATACTGTCCATAATCCTTTGTATGAAGTATCTTTTTCCAACTTTGCCTTATATTCGCTGATGTACATCTCTGTTTCTTTCAATTGCAATTCATCCGTATCAAAATACTGAACCTGGATTTTATTTTTCTTTGCATAGGCTGACAGTATTTTCAGCCATTTAGAACTAACTGAAAACGAAACAGAGATGGTAACAATGCCACTTCTGACCACATCTCGTTGCGTAGTACCTGCCTCTGTTTCTCCAGAAGAATCTGCCTCCACATCAGAAAGAGATACATCATAGGAATCAGGCAAAGGCAGATTCAATGCATCAAACTTTAAATATTGAATAAATGCCATCTTATCTACCTCCACTTCTTAGATTCGTTCTTTGCTGGGCATTGACTACTATTTCATCTAACATCGTTCCCCCAAGATACACAGGGATTACAATATCCCCACCTTGATGATTCATTCCTTCGAGAGCAGATGTAATTGCTGAAGTAATACCTGCAAGTGCATCTCCCGTAGCTGTTGCTCCATTTGGTGCTACATAGTCCATTGCTCCGACTTTTGGATTAATCATCATATCTGATGCCACATTTCCTACTGCCTTTTCTACCATTCCACGGCTCTTCTCAATTCCTTTTGCAAGTCCTCCCATAAAGTCGGGCATCCATGATTCATAATCGGTAAGAGGTCCTTCATCTGGAACAGAAAAATGTAGGAAGGATTTAATGGTATCTGCCACGTTACCAACAGCATCTTTTACCTTACCAATGCAACTCTTAATACCATTTACAATTCCGTTGATGATATCTGAACCCCAGCTAAATGCGGATGATGCAAGACTTTTGATGAATCCTACTGCATTATCAAATCCACCTTTGATGGTATTATAAATGCCTGAAATTGTAGTCTTGATACTATTCCACATAGTAGAGAATGCCGTAGATACTGCTGTTTTGATTCCATTGACCACAGTTGTTACTGTAGTTTTGATAGCATTCCACACCGTAGTAATTGTTGTCTTGATTCCATTCACAACCGTTGTCACTGCCGTCTTTATCGCATTCCACACAGTTGTAAATACTGTTTGAATTGCCGTCAGCACTGTACTTATTACCGTCTTGATAGTATTCCAAGCCGTTGTTAGGAATGTTGATATTGCTGTTACCACCGTAGTAATCACTGTCTTAATTGCATTCCATACTGTAGAAACAATTGTCTGAATTGCTGTAAATACCGTAGTGATTATGGTCTTATAAATATTGAAATAGGTTGTAATAATAGTACTGATAATTGTCAGCACGGTATTAAATATTGTCTTTATTCCTTCCCAAATTGTAGAGAAGAATGTTGATAGTCCAGTCCAAATAGCTGTAGCTACACTAACAATTGCCTGCCATGCAGCTGAAAAGAATTCTTTTAGTCCATTCCAAACTGCCACTGCTATCTCTTTGATGTTATTCCATAAATCAATCCAAAACTGTCTGAATCCATCGCAGTTATTCCAAAGATAAATGAAAGCTGCGACCAATGCCGCTATAGCTGCAATAATCAGAACAATTGGATTAGCAAGCATGGTTGTATTCAAGGCCATAAATGCTGTTTTCACTGTATTGATAACACCTGCTATCTTTGGAACGATAGTCATAATCGTTCCCACTGCCGATATAACTTTACCAATAACTATCAGCACAGGACCAAGAGCAGCTACAATGAGAGCCACCGTAACAATTACTTTTTTCGTTCCTTCGTCAAGGCTATTAAGCCAATCTACAAATTTCTGAATCCATCCAACAATCAACTTAATAGATGGCATTAAAAGCTGTCCAAAGGAAATCGCAAGACCTTCTAACGCTGATTTCAAAATTGTTAATTGTCCCTGTAAGTTATCCAGTTGTGTATCAGCCATCTGTTGAGCAGCACCACCACTATCAGTAATAGATTTTTGCAAATCATCCCAAGTTGAACCCGTATTTGCTAACAGAGCATTTACTGAAGATAAGTCGGTCTTATTAAAGATATTACTGATAATATTGGATTTTTCTTCAGAGGTCATACCATCCATACTTTTATTCAAATCACCAAGTATGTCATTCATGCTCCTCATATTTCCTTGAGAATCATATACATCCACACCAAGGGATTTCATGGACTTAGCGGCTGCATCTGTCGGATTTTGCAAAGACAAAATGATATTACGAAGATGCGTACCACCTTCTGCTCCTTTGATACCATTATTGGCTAAGATACCAAGAGCCGTATTTAATTCTGCTGTACCACCTTTTATTGATTTTGCAGTTGCACCAATGGTAAGAATCCCTTCTCCTAATTGTGCTACAGAAGTATTAGTTGTTGATGCTGTTTTAGCCATCTGGTCAACCATTGTATCTGCATCACTTACTTCCATTCCAAGAGCAGACATAGCATCCGTAACCATATCAGATGCCGATGCCAAATCAATACCACCTGCAGCTGCCAAGTTTAATACAGTCGGCAATGTGGTACACATTTGTTCTGTATCATAGCCTGCCAGTGCTAAGTAATTTAAAGCCTCAGCACACTCACTAGCAGAAAAGGCCGTTTCTGAACCCATCTTTTTAGCAAGTTCTCCAAGGGTATCCATCGTATTCACAGACTGACCATTGACCATAGACATGGAATCTTTCGTGATTCCCATTGTTGCCTGAACCTGTGACATAGATGATTCAAAATTCGCAGCTGTAGTTACTGCTGCTGTCCCTAAAGCCGTAACACCTGCCGTAACAGGAAGTAACTTCTTACCAGCACTTGAGATATTATCCCCTGTGGTTTTTAGTTTTTCACCCGTAGCAGCAATCTTCTGAACTGCAGTGGCTGATTGATTTGCCTGAGTTTCTAACTTTTTTAAATCATTCTCTGTTTCAATGATTTCTCTTTGAAGTGCATCATATTGCTCTTGTGAAATATCTCCATTAGCAAGTGCTGTATTAGCTTGCTCTGCTGCCGTTTTTAATGTTGTTAATTTCTCTTTTGTTTCAGATACTGCATCAGCAAGTAATTTTTGCTTTTGCGAAAGAAGTTCCACATTACCTGGATCCATTTTCAGAAGTTTCTCAACATCCTTTAATTGGGACTGAGTGTCCTTAATGGACGAATTTACTCCCTTAAGAGCCGTTTGAAGTTTTGTAGTATCTCCACCAATTTCAACTGTGATACCTTTGATTCTATTCGCCATTAAGTATACCTCCTTTCAAAAATGGGTATTAAAAATGCCCGGACTTGTCCGAGCATAAAGAAAGCACCTACCATTTCTGATAGATGCCTTATATCTTATATTGCTATTTGAAAAGTTTTAATCATCATAGCCATCAAATATCTCAGCCTGTTCATCTTCTGATAAACCATAGAGTTCAAATTCTTCATAGATATAGTTCTCATCCATAATTTATTTACTCATCCTTTCCACTAACAACATACACTGCTGCTCTAGATGTAAATTTTAAATCTCCATTCGCATCCATGCTTCTTTTAACATTACCAACTTTTCCTTCTCTAACACGAGAATTGAACATTTTACCCAATCTCGCTCTTACAATAGAGGGTTTTAAATTTGCATCTTCTGCCTTAACTACAGAAATTTCTGCAAATGATGGTAATTCTACTAAAGTAAAATCCACATCAATAGGTTGAGACTTGGCCTCTTCCTCAAGCGTTTCAAGCGCAGTTTGATAATCAAAAGGATTTTGTTTATACATTTTTTCCAGCAAAGTAATAAGATAAACATTTACTGTGCAATTATGTTCATTTGCATCTCCTTGTAACAATTCAAACAAATCATCATCGATAGATAAATTAATACGTGCCATAGCTAATTCCTCCTTTAATTTATGTTGCATTGTGATGTTGTGCAACTATGTTTATGAATTTATTATAATGGCATTGTGCAACTATGTCAAGCTAAAATTTATCAAAGTCCTCCTGTGTTGCAAGAGTATCATACTCATAATCATCATTCCTACTTTCTGCGAACATATCATTGACCATTCCAATCGTAAGTAAATCCAAGTCACGAATGGATAAGCCAAGTTGCACACATCTTAGCAGGAATAATGGCGTTGTCATTTCACGGTCTGTTGGACGAACTTTTTTTTAGCATCTACCTCAGTTTGAATATTAAGTCCCCATAACTGAATTAACTGTGGAAGAACCTGATATATAGAAAATGTATTAAACTCATCCAGCCACTCTTCTGGTGTATCAGGAATTGATGCATCTGCGTGTTTGGCCATGATATAGGCAATATTCTCAAACATTTCAAGAGAAAACATATCCAAGTTGGATTGCTCTGCATCACCATTACCGATACTCTTTTCAAGTGAACTCAAATCTTTATAAATATCACGATGGAACTTCATACGATAAATTCTTGGAATTGCTGCAGATGCCCTAAAAGGCACCTGCTTTCCATCAATCTCAATATTTTGTTTCATGCTCATCTGCTAATCCTCCTTACGCTTTTGATGTTGTAGTAGATGTTGCCTTAGTAGAACTGGTAGCCGACAATGTTGCCACTGTTTCTTCTACTGCTACTGTTGGAGAATATACACTCTTGTACCAGTTGGTATAAACTGTATCAGTGGTGCTATCTCCTGTTTTTGCTTTGACACATCCATTTGCCATAGGTCTTGCTTTAACAGTCAGTGTTTCGGTCTGTACTTCTTTATCCTCTTCATTGGTTTTAGATTCAATGGTAGGACGAGATGCAGAACAGTTATAAAGAACATGACGGATTTTACGAATATCTCCATCAAACTCGAATAACAGTGCAAAACTTCCTGTTTCACTATTTGCATTTTCTACAAGTACATTATTTGAATCTGCCTCTTCCTTTAAGATATCCGTTCTAAAATCTTCTGGAATCATAGCAAGTTCCAAATCACCCTCATATCCTTGATTGTTGTTGATGGTGTAATATTCTACTCCATCAGCATAAAATGATTCTGGTTCTCCTGTTGGATCCATTGCAATAGATACAGCACCAGGCATAGGCACAGGTGTCTCAAACGATACTGTTCCTTCCTCACTCACGCTAATTGGGGCATAATGGACATTGCAGATATTAAACTTAACTTTGTTTTTCTTAGGCATTGTTTGTACCCTCCATTTCAAATTGATATAGGACTTCATACAGCTTTTCGCTGTCAATCCATGTTTCGGATTTACCATAAAAAATAGAGGCAGCATCAAGAGCATCCTCTACCATCTGTTCCACCGCTAAGTCCTTTGTATCGGTGTACAGTTCTATTCTCACTTCATTCTTTTTGTAATACGCTTTTCCATCCGCTGAAAAATTATCACTACCTGGTATTAGATAACAGATAAATGGTGGATTAGGAGATTCTCCTTCTGCAAAATGGTCATATGCAAAAGGTATCCCACATTTCTTTAAAATCGTTAATAGTTCTTCCATCATCAACCTCCCAATGCTTTATCAATTTCTCGTTCTAAAATCGAGATTGCTTTCTCTTCTGCTGGTGCAATATGAGGTTTAGCAGTTGTTCTTCCACCACCTCGTTTTGCATGACCAAATTCTAAAAGGTGTGCTAACTGATAACGGTTCTTGGAATAGACAGTGACTTCAAGTACATTTGCAGATTCCTTCGTATTTTTTACTGACCAGCTTTTGGCATAAGTGCCTTTATTCTTTGGTGCGTTTGCCTGTATTTCTTTCCTTACAGATGCACCTGCTTTTCTAACAGAACTTTTTAAATCACTTGTAGCAAGGTCTGCATAATCCTGCAGTCCCTTCATAATTTCAGTAGCCATTGAATCAATGGAAACTCTGTCACTCATACTTACTTCCTCACTTTCTTACATTTGAATTTCAAACTATTCTTTTTGTAATTCATATGGTCAACAGAAAGGATGTCATATAGTTCTCCAGAAAAAAGTATTCTGTATTTTGTGGACTCAATTACGGATGCCTTCCTACAATATCTGACTGTAAAAGACAGGTCAGAATCATCCACTATCATTCCTGCAACGGATACTTCTTTTCCCCCCTCGCCACTCACTGTAGCGTGACATGAATAGTAATCCTCCCAGGTATTTGTATGATTTCCAATGGCATCAACCACCACAGCGTTTTTCTGAAATACTACATAAACATTTAATAATCCAATTTCCATTAGAATCCCTCCTGTCTGCTGCCAAATAGCAGTGAGCGAAGAGTAATCATCAGGGCATGATGGTCTGCATCTTCTCTATGTTCATACAAATAACCAACCGTATACATCATGGCTGCCTTCGCATTATCATCTGCTTGAAACACAGCAGCATCATCCGTTCTAATAATATCCATACAAATTCTCTTTGCACTTTGCATCAAGTACACGATAAGGGAATCATCATCTTCATAATCCACACGAAGGTACTGTTTCATTTCTTCTAATGTCACAATCATATCTATCACCACCTCTAATCATGAAAATCAGCAGTGCCGTTTTCTAAGTGACACTGCTGTTTTTATTTAGGCTTTTGTAGTAGCCTGTAATTTCAAAATCTGAACTGCCTCTGGGAGTACAAGTTTTCCATCCACACGTTCTTTTGCAACATAACCAATCATGCCATTTCCTGCAAACAATTCATTTAGCTGCTTGAAAGAACGAGTGCCACGGTCACCGATGTTGTAATATTTGTAATCACCAAATGCGATAGCATCTTCTGGAGCATAGGCTGATGTGTGAACAGCATATCCAAGAATTCTATCAGGTTCTCCAAGCTGATAGGAAGGCTGCCAGATATAAGCACCGTTGTTATCCTTCAACTTACGAATCGCTGCAAGTGTCTTATCATTCATAATGAATGATGCATTTTTACGATATGGACGTTTTAATGCATATACAAGTCCCATAACATCATCTGATTTGATTGCTGCTGTAAGTGTATCTTCTACTACTCCACCACCTGTTGTGGCAAAGATACCAAGTGGCTTACCAACACCATCACCATTTAAAAACGCATCTTCTTCTGCATTAGCAAGTGCCTTACCAAACTGAGTGATGATATAGTTTTCAAGACCGAAAGCATTATCATAAAGCAATTCTTCTGTAACTTTGATAGCCACATGAAGTTTATGGGCATCCATTAAAATCTGGTCAAAAGTTGCATCTCCAAATGTTAATGCTCCACCTTCTTCAATCCATGATGCTGCAGGCTTTGTAGCTGCAATATTGATTTTATGCTCTCCGCTTGTAGTAATCTTTGTTGCAAGAGTACGAACAATATTCTCTTCATCAAGAACATCAATTAGACGATGGTCATATTCTTCTGGCACAAGGAATCCACCATCAGCATCGACACCTTCCTGCAATACGTTATTAACACGTTTGAAGTTAGAACGGATTGCATCAAGCATTGCTACCTTATACGCATCAGATGCTCGTCCTGTCTTTTCTTCTTTTGTTTTATTCATTCCAGGCTTAGTAGTAAGAGGTGTATTTACTGGCTTACTAAGTTCTGCCTCCATTTGTTCCTGACGCTCCATACGAGCAATCTCTTTACCAAGGTCATTGATTTCCTGTTCCATACGTCCGTATGTTGCATCATCCTCAGCTGTCAGTGTACCTTTTTCAGTACGATGTGAATCTAAGAATGCTTTAGCTGCATTCCAAGCTGTGTTACGTTTCTCACGCAATTCTAAAATAGTCATAATTTTTCTTCCTCCATTAAATGTGATTTTTGATAATTTCTAAACGCTCCATCAAATCTGATACAGTGCGTTCTTTGACTTCGGGTTTCTCTATATGGCATTTCTTTGCCAACTTATCCATAAGCGAATTTGTAACAGCAATTGGTGAGAACAATGTCACACCCTTTTTTTGTTCTTCATCTTCTCCGTCTTCCTCCTGATCCACAGAACGTTTCATAATTTCGTCTGCAAATCCAAGTTCGACGGCACTGTGTGCATCCATCCAAGTTTCTGCATCCATTAGATGTGATAACTTGGCTCTACTCATACCTGTTTTAATTTCGTAGGCATTGATGATGGATTCTTTTACTTCTTCCAACATAGCAATAGCTTTTTGCATCTCTGCCGAACTACCAAATGCCACTGTTGCAGGGTTGTGAATCATCATCATGGAAACAGGGGATACCATAACTTTTGTACCTGCCATTGCAATAACAGATGCTGCTGACGCTGCAATTCCGTCAATCTTTACTGTGACAGCCCCTTTATAATCCACAAGTAAGTTGTAGATTTGAGCAGCCGCTACACAATCGCCACCTGGACTGTTAATCCATACCGTGATATCTCCTGTACCTGCATTTAGTTCATCCTTAAACAGCTGTGGGGTAACATCATCATCAAACCAGCTTTCTTCTGCGATTGTTCCGTTTATTGTCAGAACTCTCTCCTGAGTCTGTTGCATCGTTTCCTGATTCGTTACCATCCTGTTTGTCCATTTCCAGAACTTCTTCGTTTTCATCAGAATCTTCCTCCTCTCCGTTTGTATTTGTACTTACTGCAAAAATCCCTGCATCCTCAAGCTTGGTCATATTGCCATTGATAAGATACAGGTCACCACCCTGCTCCACAGGGATACGGTCTAAGTTCTCAAGTTCACGGATATCATTGGCACTCATCCAACCATTCTGTCTCGCAGTTGCATAGCCACTCATACGGCTTGCATAATCACCACGAAGAAGTCCGTCTACATTGAACTTGATAAAATAAGCAGCTTTATCTTTTTGTGGAACAAGTGAACGAATCATTGATTGCTCCCACCGTACAAGCCAAGGCTCAAGAGTGTACTTCACAAATTCCAAAGACTGCTGCTCAATATTAGAAAAGCTCGATTTCTCCAAATCACCCACCATATGAGGTGGCACTCTGAAGATTCGAGCTATTTCATCAATCTGAAATTTTCTTGTTTCGAGGAACTGTGCCTCGTTAGGAGAAATAGAAATCGGTGTATACTTCATCCCTTCTTCTAAAATTGCAACCTTGTGAGTGTTGTTTCCGTTGAAACCTTTATTCCAACTTTCACGAATGGCATCTGGATTCTTTACTGTTCCTGGATATTCAAGTAATCCTCCTGGGGTTGCTCCATTAGCAAAAAACTTGGCTCCATATTCCTCTGTGGCAATGGCAAGACCTATCGCATTCTTAGCCATAGCTATTGGAGAATATCCAACAAGACCATCAAATCCAAGACCAGGAACATGAAGAACATCGGATGGTTTTAAATTCACTGTTCCTGTTTTCCTAGTGTGAACATCCGAATCCGATACTTGATATTGATAATAAATATGCCCCTTATCATCTCTGTCTACAGTCATTCGATTTGGCATAAGAGGATATAGCGCTACAACTTCTCCTTTACCATTACGAATAATCTGAGCATAGGCATTTCCCCACAAAAGCAAATGAGTCATTAATGTTTCCCGAAACACAAAGGATGTCATTTCAGGGTTTGGTTCATCATGAAGTAAGAAGTACAACGCATTGTCCATCGCTTTTTCTTTGCCACCGTTATCTGTATAGCGATATAAGTGTAGTGGAAGTCCTGCAATAGCCTCTGATAATATTCTTACACAGGCATACACCGCGGTCATCTGCATGGCAGACCTTTCATTTACCGGCTTTCCTGCTGTTGAACTACCAAACCAAAAACGATATCCACTGCCATTCGTACTATCGGTCATAGGCTTATCTCTTGACCTAAATAATCCCGATATAATTCCCATAAGCGACCACGCTCCTTCCTAAATAAACAAAATGCCACGCTCATCATAAACAGATGCCGTGACTTCGTTTCCACATCGAATTGCTCTATCCAGTCCCATAATTGTTGCAACTGCACCATCAATCTTCTCTGTGGATTTCTCTTTATCAGCTTTAATATTTCCCGCAGGGTCTGTCCTGATGAAAATGTTATCCATCATCCAGCGAAGAACAGGATGTCCACCATGAGCGAGTTTCTGCTCTAATGTTAATTTCATCAATTCCTTTGTCGGAGGACTCATATCCTTAAATCCCTGCCCAAAAGGAACTACTGTAAATCCCATTCCTTCTAGATTCTGTACCATCTGAACCGCACCCCAACGGTCAAATGCAATTTCTCGGATGTTATATTTTTCTCCAAGTGATTCAATAAACTTTTCAATATAACCATAATGAACTACATTGCCCTCTGTTGTCTGAAGGTAACCTTGTCGCTCCCAGACATCATAGGGAACATGGTCTCTTTTAACACGAAGGTCGAGTGTTTCTTCTGGAATCCAAAAATACGGTAATACTACAAATTTATCTTCCTCATCAACAGGAGGGAATACTAATACGAATGCCGTAATATCTGTTGTAGATGAAAGGTCGAGACCACCATAGCATACACGCCCTTCCAAATCCTCCTCATCCACTTTAAAGGAACATGCATCCCATTTATCCATAGGCATCCATCTGATTGCCTGTTTAACCCATTGATTTAATCTCAACTGTCTAAATGAATTCTCCTCACCTGGATTTTGCTTTGCTGATTCACAGGCGGCTTTAACCTTATCAATACCTACTGTAATATCAAGTGATGGATTTGCTTTCTTCCATACCTTAGGATCCGTCCAATCATCACTTTCATCAGCACCATAGATAACAGGGTAGAAGGTCGAGTCATTTTTTCTTCCTTCCAAAATATCCTTTGCTTTTTGATGGGTTTCATAACAAATTGAATTCGTATCCGTACCAGCTGTAGTAATCAAGAAATACAGTGGCTGCATTCTGGCATCACCAGAACCTTTTGTCATAACATCAAATAATTTTCTATTCGGTTGTGTATGCAATTCATCAAATACAACTCCATGAATATTAAATCCATGCTTACTGTATGCCTCTGCCGATAACACCTGATAAAAGCTATTTGTAGGTTGGAATACAATTCGTTTTTGTGAGGCAAGTATCTTCACTCTTTTGGAAAGAGCCGGACACATTCTCACCATATCTGCTGCCACATCAAATACGATGGTTGCCTGTTGTCTATCTGCTGCACATCCGTATACCTCTGCTCTTTCTTCTCCATCACCACAACAAAGAAGAAGTGCCACGGCAGCTGCAAGTTCTGATTTACCTTGTTTCTTTGGAATTTCAATATAAGCTGTATTAAACTGACGATATCCATTTGGCTTTAAAGTTCCAAATACATCTCGAATTATTTTTTCTTGCCAATCTATTAATTCAAAAGACTTTCCTGCCCATGTACCTTTTGTATGACAGAGGCACTCGATAAAATTCACTGCATAATCAGCTGCATCCTTATCATAGACAGATGATTTTTCTTTGAATTTAGTTGGTGTATATTTCTTTAACTTTCTCACTATCGTTGCCTCCTTCCTCGCAATAAAAATAGCCGCCATAATAGCGACTACACAAAGAACAGTCCCCGAAAGAACTGCTCTTAAATATCTTTACTTTTTATTTGTTACTGCCACATCTGTGGATGGTATCTAATATCTGTTCCTGTTCTGCCTGATCTACCCCCATACTCTCAAGTGCCTCCCTTGTTCCACAATCAGGGCAGATAAGCGTTTGATTATCCACACGGGATAATGCTGGAGCAGAATGGTATGCCTTTCCACACCTTGGACATATTTTAGTTTCGCTTATTTCTTTTTCCATAGCTAAATGCCTCCTCTGATTTAAGTTGTGCCTCCGAAAGAAAATGTTCATCAAAGCCAAAGTTGATATATCCCTCCAGACAAGTGCTGACATACGATAGGGAAGGAACTCCTATTTCACTCTCCTCATGCATGATATACACAAAGCATTTTCTGATTCGTATCTTTCCAGACTTAATACTTTTAATCGGTAGTTCCATTTCCTTCTTGTAATAAAAGATTGGGAATCCTTCATAATGGTCAAGTGCATCCTCATCTTCCTTAGTGACTGACCATATTGCAACAGGAACACTGCTTCCATCCTTTGGCTCAATGGTTAGGTAAGAGCCTGTTCGACTGCCTTTAAAAAGTAATTCATAATCTTGAATCTTCGATGTACCAATGATTCGTGCTGATGGGCATCGCATCCTCATTTGTCTGATATTAAGGTTGCTGCCATAAGCAATGTAATAACGTTTCTCCATAATAATCCGTCCTTTCCGAAGGGATTACCCTTCTACCACCTTAAGACCGCCGTAGCGGTCATTGTTATAAAGTGGCAGGAGGCTAATTCCTGCGTGTTCTTCAAGCAATTCTTCCATTTCTAAATGCCGTGTCACCTGCAAGTCTTTTTGTAAGTGTTTCTCTTGCTGTTGCAAATTCTTCTCCAATGAATCCCATGCGAAGGAGCCAAGTTCTCATTGCGTATTTTGGATTTTCATTTTGTTGTGGCTTTGGACTTGCCGTCTTTACTGTTTTTGCCATTTGGCTAAGTGCTAAGCAAAGCTGAATGTAGCTTTTTAATTGACCTGCGTGAAGTCCATTCAGTTTGCCATCTGCAGGAGCATCAAATTGGAAAAGTCTGAATTCTACAGTTCCCTTAGTAAAGGTTGCATGGTAGTTAAGCATATGGTATCGGCTATCATTGTAATGATGGTCTCTGCCGTAAGCTGCATTTTGACTTGTGTACCAAATGTCTGCCAATTTAGCCATCGTCTTTGGTTTTCTTTTATTTAGCAATTCTAAGAAACGGGGGTCGACCGTTCTGCAATATCTGTGCATTCTTCCTCTATCTAAGCTTAAGGCATCTGCTAAGAGGCTTTCATGACTTGCCATGATGTTGGCTAGATTTCTTAGTGTCTGAGGTGTATGTCCGTTTGCTCCGATATGAATGTGGACCCCACATCCTCTTGTAGCATCACTTTTTGCACCTGCATGTCTAAGTTTTCTAAGCAGTTCTTGTAATATTTCAATATCATTATAAGTAAGAATTGGGGTTACCATTTCGCATTTCTGACTGTCGGGTCCGCTTATGCTCACATCTCTTTGAAATTTCCATTCTCTGCCTTGCTCATCCCATGCTGACCAAGTGTAGTATCCGTTTCTCCCTGCGGTATTTTCAAATCTTCCTGTTCCAAAGAATGTAGCCGCAAGCTTTGCTGCTTTATCCCTTGTTATGTTATTCATTTCGACCTCAACTCCGATGGTCTGTTTCTTCATTTCATCAATCTGGTTTGCTATTTTTTCGTTCATGATTTTTCCTCCGTGTTTGATGTATTTCCTTTCGGTAGTACATATATCACTCTAAACAACATAAATAGCAACTCAATTACGAATAATAATCTACACAATCTTTTGCCAAAAAAAACTGTGTGGATTATAACTTTTATTCCTCGTCAATTTTCCTGCATTTATCTTCTCCGTAGACTATATGGAGACCACTACCGTTATCCCAATGCACCATAATTGAGGCTATATCATCTACTCCCACTACCGTACCCTTTGTTCCTGTCGGTGGTGCTTGGATATCATCCATCTGCACTAGCTCGACCCTTGTTCCTTGGGGATATTCTTTGCGGATATGTTCCACAATTTCTTTACTCGGAAATCTCATCTGCTACCACCTCCTTCTTCTCTCCACTTTTAAAAGCAGATGACCCTGAAAGATTTTGAAGAAGTATTTTTCTTTCTGCCTTATATTCTGCTCCAATAAAGCCAAGCCTTAGAAGAAAGCATCGAAATGCATACTTTTCATTTTCCACATTTTTCTCTGTGTTATTGATTCGCTTTTGTTTCATACTCATCTCACCAAGTGCAGCAATCAGATGTGTATAGGCTTTGGTGCTGTCTGCATCAAATGTCTGTGTAAACCAAGGAAATGAAACCCTATCCTCACTGACTTCAATTGGTAATTCATCAATTCCAAGCGCCTTCTTAAGCAAATGTCCCTTAGCATCAAGCAATGCATTCAGATTTTCAACTGAAACCTTATCAAGTGGAAGTGCCACTGTAAGCCCCACAGTTTCGTTTTGTTTGCTTTCTTTCGTTTCCTTGGATAAATCCTTGCCTAATTCCAATGGCTCAACCTGGACAGTTATTTCGGCTGTAAAGCCTCTTTCAGAAATACTTTCAAGAAGATGTTCAATTTCCTCACTGTCTGCTCTGTCATCAAATGATACCGTTCCGTATCTATCGATAGTAAAATAATCAACCTCATAAGAGCAGGTTGGAACACCTTTATAAATTGCCTCCGCACCAGTTATTTCTGCAATTGCCATAACCAGTGCTTTTCTTTGCTTACCTGTCACACCATAATTAATTTCCATGTGAAGTACCTCCTTTATTTAAGCCAACTTGATTGGCTTTTGGTACATACATATATCACTCTACAAAGGAAAAATAGCAACTCATTATGTAGTAGAATTGCTATTAATTATTCTCCTGTATTTTGTGTGTAATACACAATGCCTGAAAGCACAAAGCAGACATTCGGTAAGGCTACTCCATTACCCCACATCTTATACTCAGCCGAGTCAGAATTAGGATTTTGTAACCATTTGAATATCTGCTTTCTTGTTTTTGGTTTTGTAGAAGTACCGACAATTTTACGATGTGTTTCAAATACATCTGCCCAGAAGTCTAGTTCTTCCTCCGAGGGAACTTTAATGCCAAGGTCATCACACCACCAATCAGGAAAACCTTGTAGTCTTGCACATTCTATTGGAGTAAGTCTTCTTACGATATATTCCAGTTCTCCATCCACATCATTTACAAGGGGTGGGTCTTTATAATCTCTTGCAGCAAGTGTTGCTGCTTTTTCTGTATTAATCTGCATGAAACTGCCTGTTGTCATAGAATAGCTAGGAACTGCAACTGCATCAGGTCCTGATGCTTTTAAAGTGGCATTTACACCATCAGCGCTGATACCCAAATTCCTGTAGAAATTCTTACCACAATTAATTGTTTCTCGGTCGATGGCATACACAACACCATGCCTGTCTACCGTATTTAAGGTATAGCAGGTATTTTCGTTAACTCCATCTCCATTAGGTCCATTCTTATCTTTTCTCCCAATCATTGAACCCTGCAAAGCTACAACAGCTATTCCACCTTGATTGCAATTTGGATTACCACCATTTGCATCAAGGGTACGAGCCGTATCCGCTGTATAGAATCCACTGTGAGGATTATTTGACTGCATGGAATTACTAGCCTTAGCACAGATACCAAATGCCTGTGGAACTTCAATTACAAACGGTTGATTATTTCCACCAGTGCCAAACGTAGAAAGAACTGTCTGAGCCACATCAAGAGGTCCTGTATATCTTGCATCCTGTGAATGATTTTCAAAGACAAAAGCTGGATGTACATTGCCCTGATCACCTAAGTTGACTGTGCTTGTTTCATCAGTGCTACCTTTAGTAGTGGCGGCAGTTCCTTCCCACGAGCATCGGCTCTTCGAAGAATACCCTGACAAGCCTTCTGACTCAAATAGTATTTTTCCGGCACACCCACTTGCAAAATCTGCGACAAGATAGATACGTCTTCTTCTTTGGGGTACTCCCCAATACTGAGCATCGACTGTTCGCCAGGCAATATCGAATCCATCTCCCACAAGATGTCCTGCTCCTGTCCACTTTTTAGGCTTAGGAACAGAAATGGTATCTTCTTTGACTGAGCATATGGATTCGAGGACTGCTTTGAAATCTTCTCCTTTATTACTGGAGAATGCTCCTGGCACGTTTTCCCAAACGATAAATCTTGGATATTGTCCATTCGTTGCACACCTCATTTCCTTTACAATTCTGATTGCCTCATAAAACAGACTTGAACGAGAACCATCTAGTCCATTTCTTTTACCTGCCACGGACATATCCTGACAAGGCGAGCCAAATGTGATGATATCTACAGGTTCAATCTCACCACCATTGATGGTAGAAATATCACCCATATGTTTCATCTGTGGCAGTCTTTTTGTTGTAACTCGAATAGGAAAAGGCTCGACTTCTGATGCCCACAAAGGGGTAATACCAGAAAGCAAGCCTCCTAAAGGAAATCCTCCACTGCCATCGAACAGACTTCCAAGTGTTAAATTATTCTGCATCCTCTTCCTCCACCTGCTTTACCAAGTCAGAGTACATGAGTTTTTCTCCGTTTCTCTCAACATATACATCATTTGGATTACCACCATCTTCAACATATCTTCTAAGAATTACAGATGCATACTTTTCATCAAGTTCCATCATATAACAGATACGATTTGTCTGCTCACAAGCCATCAATGTTGAACCACTGCCACCAAAGGTATCTACCACAATTCCATTTTCTTGTGAAGAATTTGAAATAGGATATCCAAGCAAATCAAGTGGCTTAGAAGTCGGATGATTCTTATTTCGCTTTGGCTTATCATAATTCCAAATAGTTGTCTGCTTACGGTCAGAATACCAGTTGTGTTTGCCATTCTTCAAAAAACCGTAAAGCACCGGTTCGTGTTGCCACTGATAATCACTTCTGCCAAGCACCAAGGAATTCTTAACCCAAATGCAGCACCCTGCAAGATGGAATCCTGCCTCTATAAATGCTTTTCTAAAATTAAGGCCTTCCGTATCAGCATGGAAGATATAAGCTGCACCTCCACCCTCCATATGTGCTACTACATTTTGAAATGCAGCAAGTAAAAAGTTATAAAAATCATCCCCCTTGATGGAATCGTTCTGAATTGTAAGGCCATCAGAGGACTTAAAAGATACACCATACGGTGGATCCGTTACGATAAGATTTGCTTTCTTTCCATCCATAAGTGCAGTTACATCATCTGCATTTGTAGCATCACCACAATATAATCTGTGTCTACCTACTGTCCAAGCATCGCCTTTCTCTACAAAGGCAGCCTTTTCAAGTGCAGCCGATAAATCAAAATCATCATCTTTTGCATCTGATTTACTATCTCCCATAAATAGGTCTGCAATTTCATCATCTTCAAAGCCTGTAAGTGAAACATCGAAGTCCTCACCTTGGAGAGATTCTATTTCAATCTTCAATAATTCCTCATCCCAACCTGCATCCTGTGCAAATCGGTTATCTGCAATAATATAAGCTTTCTTCTGTGCCTCAGTAAGATAATCCACTAAAACACATGGCACTTCTTCAATGCCTTCTTTTTTGGCTGCAAGTACTCTTCCGTGTCCTGCGATTATTCCATATTCCTTATCAATGATGACAGGATTAATAAAGCCAAACTCACGAAGAGAGGAACGCAGCTTTGTAATCTGTTCTGGAGAATGTGTTCTTGCATTATTTACATAAGGCACTAATTTCTCGATAGATACTAATTGCATCTGTGTTGTTGTCTTTGCCATACCAATCACCCCTAATACAATCCCCATTCAGCGAATTTTTCAAATCCACCAATGGAACAAATAAAGTCTTTTGCAATATCTACGATTTCTGAATATGGATGCCCATCAATCTCTGTATCTCCAATTGCACATACAAGTTCTACTGGCTTTCCTGTTTTCTGTGCTTTTAGAAATGCATAGATATTTACAGAAACATCTGCTTTGGATAAGTCCTTACCATGCAGTCCTCCACCCGTGATGGAATCTGCCATATCAGAACCAAGTTTTCTATTGGTTGCACCCGTATCAACATCAGTTCCTCCAGTCCAATCACCTAATGGATTAACCTCTGCTGTTGGATATTCATTTTTTAAAATCTGTGTATTTACATTACTCTGACACAAAATCATTCTTGCACCATCAATAATGTACTTTCCATCCGTCGGGTACTTCGAGAAAATATCATGGGCAATCTTCGACATGGCTTTCTGCTCTTCTGTAAGTGGCATCCCCTTAAAAATGCCATTATCACCACATTTTATTTTCTCTGCCTGATTATCTGACAGATGCATATCCTGTGGAACAATAACAATGTCAGTTTCAACTGCTCCTACAATTCTATGTATCGCATCAACAATCACATCTTCATCAAGATTGCTTACTGTGGTTTCAATAATTACATGACAAATACCATGACCAATTAAAACTTCGACTGCAATTTTGGGATTATCATCTTTCGCATATGCCTGATCTACAATAGCACCTGCAATTCTATCTGCCACCTTATCAGGGTGACACGGATTCACTTTTTCTATCATTGTTTAGTTTCCTTTCCTTGCTCTGAGCAGTCTTTCCATCACATCATCCTGTGGTGTTCCACCGCTGTATTCTACGGAGCAATTTTCTTTTACTACCTGGTAAATCTGATACCAGGATTGATTAACCTGTTTCATATAGGATTGGCTCATCGCAACATAAGGAGATGCGATGGCATTGCCTGTGGTTGGATGCTTTGCTAAGAATCCAA